AACTTTCCCAATATCCAATGTATTGGTAATAGCAGTTCTATCATCTGAGTAAACAATTCCGACAGAAACCCCACTATGATATCCCTTAGTGACCGTTGAAGCATCGTAGTTATTCAGAGTATTATCAACGACATCGACGCTATCGCATTTCTCAACGTTGATAGCAAATCCATAGGCGGTATTTTTAGTGTTACAAGAATTGATAATATTATTTGAAATACGCAAACTTCTATATGCTAATCGAATATAGATGCCTTCGTACTCTGCATTTTCAATGATATTTTCTCCAATTTTGATATCCAAATTGAAGTATCCTTGAATTTCAGATGGGGCAAATGTATTGTCTATTGCGATACCGATTTTGACGTTTTTAATGATGTTATCAGCAATTTTTGTATACTCGTTTCCGGCGCTTAAAAGAATACCAATCCCGAAACAATTACGTATATTATTATTATGGATTAACGCCCCATGAGTTTCTTCAACATAAATTCCATATCCTTTCAAAATGTTGTTTAGAGAATTATTTGAACAAGATTGAGGGAAATATTTGGTGCTTAACGCTCCGCCGTCAAACCAAATACCATATCCGCAGCTTAAAACTCTATTGTCGTCACAGCGCCCGCCTTCTGTGTGGTACATGAAGATACCGTGTTGGGTGCAATTTTCAATTGTATTATCTTTTACAGAAAAATTGCTTCTATAACCAGTTCCTAAACAATCGATCCCTCTGTAAAACCCGCTTACTCGACTATGTTCAATCGAAACATTCATAGAAGGATTTTGGACCAAATCGTTTTTGTTATTGTGAAATTTGATTCCACTTTCTTTTGAAATGACACTACATTCAGCAATAACATTGTCCATCCGGAAATCTTTTACACATTTAATATCAAAAGGTGCTAAATCATCGCGGTCTGTTATGCCTTTAACATTAAGCATCGTAATACTTTCCCATCGAGTAATAGCATCTTCATTACCAATAACCAATGAACAATCTTTAAATGTACAGTTTTCGATGTGAACATTCGATCGTTTAATAATAATTTTTATAGGTTTTTGAGACAGTGGATTTCCGACGAAAGTCCCATTTACTATCGCCATTCGATTGATCGTCTGATCATCAACCACGACATCTTGATCAAGATAGTACTCTTTGTTCAAGAAATTAATATCTTGATAGCTGTTCAAGATAGTTTGAACGACTGGCGCATCATTTGTCAGACCGTCTGCTTTGGCTCCTGCCCATTTCGGATTGAACCCGCGTTCTCTTGTTTCGTTGTATACACGTTTCATAAAAGATAGTTCCGATTCAAAAGGGCGGAAATCATTATCACTACCCGTCTTATCTCTCAGAGATTGGTAAAGCAGCATTAGATTACCAGCAGCGTCTTCAGATAGCTGATCTTTTATTTCATCAAACCATGCTAAAAAGTCGGTTTCCCCTGAATCCTTGAACTCTTGCAGTAATCTTAATAGGTCTTCAAAAGTCCACACATAAGTAGAACCATCTTTTGTGACTTCTTTAATCCCGTCACTATAAATACTTTTTGTAACTTCATACGTGAAATCTCTGGTAGAAAACTGTTGGACATATGTGTGATCATCTTTCATTTTTCTAAAACTGAAATATCCAGTTTGACGACCTAAAACTTGCCAGTCTTCAGCACGAAAAGTATATTTTAATTGACCTGCTTTGGGATTAGTCATTTCTTCTGGATTTAATTTTTGCTCGATTATCCCTAATCCAACAGTTTGGCCTATTCGGGCACAGAAGAAAACTTGCAAGCCTTCGTATGATCTGATGTTCCCGCTTTCTAATAAGGTAACATCAAGCGTTTGGGTTTCTTCATCAGCTTGCCTAATTTTTAGCAAACCTATATTACTATTCGGTTCAGTGGTTGATAATGTAATCGGATATGTTATCGCCAAAACAACCCACTTCCTTTCTAAAATTCAATATGTTCGCGCGGATTGATAAAATCATCCGAACTTGGCCAAGGCCCGTTTTTAAAAAATTGAAAATGCAAATGCGGCCCAGTACTTGGACCTGTAGTCCCCATATTGCCAATTTGTTGCCCCTGATTGACCGTATCGCCTACAGAAACTCTCAGTTGGCTTTGATGTGCATACCCTGTGTAAAGTCCGTCAGAGTGCTTAATAACAACGTAGTTTCCATACCAATCAGGGTAACTTCCAGATATAACCACTTCACCAGCAGCAGATGCATAAATCGGCGTAGTGGCATTTCCATTTACAAGGTCAATCCCGTTATGCAGTTCGTATGATCCAGTAATTGGATGGTATCTGTAGCCGAACTCGCTAGTCACTGTAACAGGCTTACTAATCGGGATTACATATCCCGAACTTTCATTCACTTTCACATATTGTCGGATCATCGCAGCATAATGGAAGTTACCACCATTTACATACAGATACGTTCTGCCGTCTGCTTGAGATACAGCGTTCACATATGAATATCTTGCACCAGTTGTATTTCCTAGTGAAGGCGCAACGACGGTTCTTGAATAAACCTCAGCCAAATCAGTGGTATTTACTCCTCCTCTGTTTGCGAGCCAAGGGATATATGCACTACCGAAGTTGTATCCTTGCATTACTCCCCAGATGTCTACGTTTTGATCCTGACCGTTTTTAATCTGTTGGGCTAAATGCTTACAACCTTGGTTTACCGAAGCTTCACCTGTAAGATGACCGGGACCAGGATAACCTGCTGATTCAGAAGACTGCATGATATCATCTGTGCCGTCTGTACCGGGATTTTCTACCATTATCAGAGCATAAGCTAAGCCAATATAATCCGAGATACCGTATAGTTTTGTATACTTTTCAAGCCAAGCAACGATATTTGCATTGCCTGTTATGTTGCTGCCGATATTAATAGGATCATATGTTGCACCCCCGGGACCAACGCCACCCCCACTTCCGCCGGGATAAACTTGTTGCCCGTTGATTTTTAAGTCACCTCGCACATCCATATTTCCTGACAAAGTAATATCGCCAACGATACGAATGTTAGGATCTATAATGTACATACCTTTGCCATTTCCAAGTATCATTCCAGTTCCTGTTTTAGCAGATAAAGCAATATAATCTCCATCACCATTGGAACGGATGATGAGTGCTTTTCCATCCATGGTAACAGGCCCATCTTGATCAACTAAATCAGGGAAAGGCTCGCCAGCTGTACCGATAGTTCCTATTGACTTCGATCCGCTCCAGAATTCCATCCCTCTTTTGGTCAATTCCATTATTTTTTTGCCGTCATTTTCTACACGAAGTGTTCCTGAAATTAATTTAAGAGTATCACCCAGCTTATTAAATGAGGTTTCAAAAATATTGGCTAATATTGTGCCCGTTTGGATAAAGTCAGCATTGAATTTCCCGTCAATTGTCCAAGCGGTCTTAAACGGGCTAGTATAGAAATCTCCATCTATAAACCCAATTCCATCTGAGTTAGCAACTAAGAAATGGCTTGAAGTTTGAATAGAATCTCCGTCCATCCATACCATCTGAAATGGCTGCCGACTTTCTCCTCGCTGAGGATGATTGGCAGGATAATCGGATGGTGACATCAAAATAACCGCACCGCCATGAGCGCCACGGATGATATCTGATTGCCATTTGCTGATTTCAGTCGAATCATAAAACGTCATCTTAGTTTCAGCCAGATTAGTTACACTGTTTTGAACACTTGCTGCTTGCCTAGTACTTGAAGTGTTCAGGTTATCGCCTAATCCGCATTCTACCTTGTTCCCAATACGATCAATTTTGACGCTGAAAACACGAGTTTTGTAGTGATAGTTCTTGTCTGATCGGTGGATGGTTACTGTGTTACCGATTGAATCCCCACCCAGTACAGAAGTTTTGAATTGAATCAGCGGCCTTGAGTATTCTACAAGGTTCTCATAGGTCGCTTGTAGCAACTCTTTAGGGTCCTCAATATCCTCCAAAATCAGAACAGTTTCACGTTTGCGCTTGCTTCCGTTCTTCATCGGTATGCCGTACAATTTCGTCATTTCAGGGTATTCAAGCCAATTCTGTCCTTTAGGTTTATCTAACGGATTGCCATTCGACTTTTTCCATTCGATGTCAGTGAATTCAATTCTTCGTCCGTAGCCGTCCCCGACCTCTTCACCTTTACCTCGCCCGATAATCGAGGTATATAGTTGCGATCGATCTCTTTGACGCACGACTTCAAGCGCATTTGATCCATATACGAATCGTTTATTACTAAATATGCCAATCTGCTTATAAATTTCTATCCATTTATCTGTGATTTTGTTTCCATCAATTTTACATTTGAAAACAATCTCGCAGCCGGATGTCTGCAGTTGCTTTAAAGCATCTTTAACGCTTAGATAGTAGAACGTTCCTGAAATTGCTGGAAGCGTAGGATCAACATAACCCACACGCCACTCAGCGTTTGTATAACCAAGAATCTGTTCTGCTACTTGTTTGATACTTCGATTGCTAGGGCGCATATCAAGCACGATAAACGAATGCAATTCATCTACCGCAAAGTTAACACCTGTAAAGCTTAAACGTCCTCTAGGGTCGCTATCAGCGGTTATCTTGTACATCGAAAATGATTTATCCTCTTCACGTATAGCCATAAAGGAAGCGTCTCTGATTTTGTCGTCATCCAGAACGCTAACCGACAAAGCGTCATTCATCAACTCACTTTTGTCAGCAGTAATTTCTTTCGTTTGGATGCACCCAATTATTTTGTCTTCATGTACGACTTTGATCAACGCTTGTTTGTCATCCAAGAAATAAATACTTTCGCTCATAGCATCACCACCCGATAAAGGACTTCAACTTTCCCGTTATTTGTTTTGACTTCATCACCCTTTTTGAGAGTAAACTCTTCAAGCTGACCGCCAGCCCAATCAAGGATAGCTGTTTTGTTCACGCCGTTGACATATACTTCGCCGTCTTTGTTGCGGAATTCAACCACATCACCAGCTTTGATGCTTGCGCCAGTGATTGACATGGATAAGCTACCATTGGTCACCTTAACGCTTGTCGGTGAGCTTAGGGTAACTCTGACGACATCCGGGATGATTGGATATGGTATATAAGTAGCTATTTTCCCCGACGATTGATATTGCTTTGAATACTTTCTAGGATCAGCACAATAGATATCGAAACTAGATACGATTCTGTTTGTGTCGCCTGCAACGGTATTAGCAGATGAAAATCGACCGTGATAGGTGTAGTCTAATTCATCGTTGAATTGAATCGTTACGTCCTTCGTTTTGTATAAGTACCACATCAATAAATCAAATTTCTTTTGTAGCGCTTCTGGATCTTTATCTTCAAGTTTGTACTTAACCGTCAGTGTTCGTGAAGGCAAGGTTTGGTTAGTGATAATGCTGCCGACCTGAATTGATTCTGATTCAATGCCAACAGATATCATTTCCCTGCCTTCGACTGACAAAGTTTGATAACCTTCAATAACACCTTCTAACAAAATACCATCATAATACATAGCGGAAGTAGGAGTGTATTCCTCTATGTATCGTTCATTTTTCTGCGTGTCCATAAACGGATACATATTGTTTTCCATTTCCTACCTCCTAAAATTGCATGTTTAAGTTAATCTCGTTGCCTTGAGCTTGACTTATATCGTCAAGGAAGGCAGAAAATTCGCTATTACCGATTCGAACGTTAAATTGAGCTGGCTTGCTATTCGTTCCGTAGCTGACTTCGTGCTGGACTTTAGTCTGAATCTGGCTGTTGATACTTGTTAATCGAGAACCGATATCGAAGTTAGTAGATAATCTATCGCCCATTGAAGACACATTATCTTGAACGGCACCAAATCCATTGTCTAATCCATTGTTCAAACCTTCCATGATGGCATTACCTGCAGGAATCAGTAGTTTTTTATCAACTCTGATTGGTCCTTTGTGATCTCGGATCCAATCGCCAATACCGCCAATGAAATCCTTAACGCCCTCATACTTTTCTTTCAAACCTTTCAAGAAGCCGTCCATAATAGCTTTACCAATATCAAGAAGGTTGATATCTTTCAATTTATTGAACCAACCTGTTACATCATCAATTAAACCTGTTACACTTTCGACCAAATTTTCCCAAGCTTGTTTTGCACCATCGACAAGTCCGTTGAAAATATCAATCGTACCTTGCTTCAAGTTTTCCCATGTTTGCTTAGCGCCTTCCACAAGAGAATTAAAAATATCAATAGTTGATTGTTTAAAGTTCTCCCATGTTTGTTTGGCGTTTTGAACAGTCGTATCAATAAGATTTTTGAACCATTCTTTGAACGCTTGCCAAGTATCTTTTGCTCCTTGGACTGTTGCATTAAACAAATCAACCACTGATTGTTTAAAGCCTTCCCACGCTTGTACAACCCCATCCACTATCGCTTTAGTTGTTTCGGAAATCCATGTAGTAAAAGAGGTCCATAAATTCTGAATCGTGGTGGAAATGGCTGTCCAAATATTTATTACTGTATCTTTCAATGCCGTATAGTAGCCAACAACGATATCTATAAACGTTGATATGATAATTTGTATGTTTTCAGTTAATGTTGTCCACAATGTGGCCGCGTCGGTTTTTAGTTGTTCGAAATTGCCCAATACTAAATCAATGAGTAGCAAAATAGGCCCCATGACAATCGTCTTTATGACTTCCCATGCTGCACCTGCTATTTCGCCGATTTGAGCCCATAAATTTGAGAAGAAAGTTATAAGCGGTTCGAACAGTCCAGTTATTGTTTCGACATATGGCGAAACGACATTTACAACACCATCCCACGCATCTGAAGCAGCGCTTAAAATGCCATCCCAAATATCAGCTGCACCATTTTTGATACCGCTCCATACATCAGCAAAAAACAGCTTTGTATCTTCCCACTTACCCATTATCCAATCGGCTGCTTTACTTGGCGCTTCTCTTATCGCACTCCATGCTTTAGATGCTGTATCTGCGATACCTTGCCACAATTTACCGAACCAATCAGAAACACCATCCCACGATTGTTTGAACCATTCAGATATCCCATCCCAAACTGAAACAATCCAATCAATTGCAGCACCCACCGCACTCTTGACTGTCTCCCACAGTCCAATCCAAAAGTTTCTGAACTCTTCACTGGTATTCCACAAGTATATAAATCCAGCTACTAGCGTAATGACTGCAGCAATGATTAAACCGATAGGATTTAAGTTCATTAGAACATTCATCATTTTCTGAGCGCCGTTATACAACTCAACCGCTTTTCTAGCAGTTCCCATGACACCTTGGTAAATGCTTATATAACCCACTACAGCCATAATAAGCGGCAAGAAAGGTTTTATAGTGTTCCATAAGTTTGTCAAAAAGCTAATTGCCGGCGGAATGCTGTCAGTGATAGCTTTAAAAGCTACGTTTACAGCTCCTTTGATTTTGTCAAAGTTTTCTGCAATTGATCCTAATCCTGCATTTTGCATGCCTTCATCAATCGCTGTGATGACATTCGCTAAACCTTTTACAACCGCTGTTTTGATGTTAGCGAAGGATGTTCTTATACCTGAAGAGTTTTTCTTCGCTAGTTCAGCGAAACCGCCAACACCTTCATTCAATTCGATTAAGCGACTATTAAAGTCTTCGAATGTAATATCGCCTTTTTTCAGAGCAGCATATAAGTCATTCGCTGAGTTGACACCTTGATCACTAAAGGACTTCGATACCTTATCCATCGCGATTGGCATTGTCTCAAGCAAAGAGCGCCAAGACTGAAGATCGACTTCTCCTTTTGAGAGCATTTGCTGGTATTGTTGCGCCCCACGGCTTGCATCAGCTGCAGAAGCACCGCTGGCCAAGAATGCATTGTTCAACGCAATCGCTGTGTCTGTACCTGTTTGCAAATCGCCTGTTGAAATAGCTAGCTGTTGAGCGCTAGATACAATTTCATCTAAACTTGTTGGCAATCCGTCTATTCCGTTTGTCAGTTTGTTCATTGATTTGTCAACATCATCAGTAGAATAGCCCAACGCTTGCATAACGACTGGGTATTTGTTCAATGTGTCGAAACGATCGATAGCGCCGCCTAATGAACTAGTAACTAATCCGATAGCATTATCAATCAATTTAAAAACCCCGATACCTTTGGCGATATCGAGGATAGAAGTATTCGTTTTTTGAGTGCTGCTATCTAAGTTGTTCATCGAACTATCAGCATTCTTCATGGTAGAAGAAAAATTCTTGTCGACAGCCGAAAGGATCGCTTCAACGCTATATGATTCCATAGTTTTCCTCCTTTCCTCAGGAGTTTACAAATCTCGGTACTTTTTCATCCTTGCCCAAGATTTTGTTTTCAAGTTTTTCCTTGTTAAAGAATTTTTCGAAGGTGTCAAATAAAGGAACCTCGTATTTACCACGTTTTTTAGTAGCTTTAACTTGATTATTCGCCCATGCTTGGTAATGAATAAGCTCTTGTTCGTCTAACCTTTTGAGACGATAAGCAATAAGCCTTGTTTCGTATTCCGTCATTGTCATTCGATCAATGTCTAAAAAGTCAGTAATCCCGAGATAACGCAGACAGTTTATCTGGACAGTGGCATAAAAATCTTCTTCTACTTGCTTTCCTTGATTCTGTTTTCGACTGTTAGTGTTTTTTTCTTTGTAAATTCCGACTTTTTTAATTCTTCTAGTACCAAATCAAAGAGTTTATCCGAGCCGATTTCACCAACCAGGGCAATCAAATCTTTTTCAGCTACTCGTGGTGACTCTGTTGCATTTGCTACTTTTAACATTTCAATCAAAGTCTCAATATCTTCGTTAAAGAAATTCACTAGTGTTGAATCTAAGCCAAGCTTCATTGTCATCCCTTGCTCTACAACGGAATATCTACGGTTCATTTCACGAATAAACCCAAATCCAAAAATAAAGCTATACTCTTTGTCGTTAATCGTTAGTTCCATTTATTCATCCTCCTAAAAATAAAAGCACTCAATTAAGAGTGCTTAGCCTTCTGGTGTTTGTTTCGTTGTATCTACAAATGCATATTGAACTGCATTTTGTTGTTCGGTTGTTAGTGTTGCATAGCCGTCCTGATGAATCATTTGCACGGCATATTCCAAAGAAACTTCAACATCATCTTCAGCGGAAGCCGTTTCTTCGTAGTTTGAGATATACACTTGCATATATTTGGCTGCAAATTTACCTGTATCGCCTTCTTGTGGTTCGAGTTTGTCGATGATCCACGTTTCAACTAACTTGTTGTTCATAAATGCATCGTAAAGCATTTTGAGAGTTTCGCTACCACGTTCATATAAAGCAGTAGAACTGAAATCATATTCAATTGCTCCTACAGTTTGAACCGTGCCATCTTTGGTTTCGGTAGCATCTGTACTGCGTGACATACCGAATGTATGCTCGGTTTGATAAGTAACAGTTTTGGCAGCTTCTTCAGCTTGCTTTTCCAAGTCCCGATAGACCAAAATGACGTCAATACCTTTTTTTAGTGCCATTTAAATTCCTCCTATTAATCTAAAATTCAATTCAATAATCGCTCGTTTAAGCGGCGTGTTTGTGCTTGTATCTGTTACCGTCTGTATGTCGCTTGCATTGGTGTCTAGCGTCCATGAATATCCGTCAGATGTATTTACTTTCATCGCTTGCTCAAACAAAGCAGACGCCATTTCAGACACCTGTTTTCGCTTTGTTTGCAAACCCCATACGGAAATTACAATCACGACATTTCCCAAGACATGAGATTTGTTAGTGGAATGAAGTGTTTGAGTGTCTTCAAATTCTACAAAAGGATAGCTAGTAGCACTCGCAGGTTTGTAGTCGTATGTTTGATACCCCAATGCAATCGATCGTTTAAACATTTCATCAAAGATTGATTGTTCTCTAGTCTTCATCTATTCCACCAACTTATCCATATCTGATTTAAACTGCGCCTTCTGTTTGTTGAAAGCTGGTCGCATAAATGGTTGAGCTGATTGGAACCTTGTTCCGTACTCCAAATAAGGAGCGTAATCGGCGGTAGGTTTCACCTTTCCTGTTAAACCGCCATCGCTCAAATCCATAGTTATTGATCGTCTCAAGTTACCAGTATCAACTGGTGCTTTACGTTGTGCGCCTTGTGTCAATTCAGCTGTATTCTGTTTGACGATCTGCTTCACATCTTTCATATTTGCATTAGACTTGAGTTTCATCGTCAATTCGCTAACACCTTTGAGAGAAACATTCCTTCTAGCCACCAGAAGCCACCTCCTGGACGATAATGCTATTTCTTAATGCCGGAGTTCTCGTGGTGACATCTTTGTACGCTTTCCCTTCGTAGAAAATGCGATCATAGTCTGGAACAACAAAAAGAGGCATGGTTCTGATAACCTTTGCCCCTTGTCGTATATCTCCAAAAATTGCCATACTTCTATCTGTTCCAACATCCGTTACGTTAACGTTCGCTGTCGTCCGAATAGGCGCCGATTCTACCCACTCACCCAAGTCTGGATCGTAATGGCTACCTAATCCATCTTTCTCGAAAGTAACCTCATCTAAAAATCTCATATGAAGTAAATACCCCCTCGCTTGGGCTTGTATAAGTCTTCATCGTCTTTTCTTTTAAAGGAATCAATCTCCGATTCGTATTCGGAAAAATCCGAATCAGGAAATGCCATAGATAGTCCTTCCTGAGAATATGAGGACATCCCTTCCTGTCCAACTCGGTTGAAACGTTTGTTGGTTACATCGAAAACAATGTACTCTAATGAATCTGGTATAACAGAGACGCCTAGCAATGACGCTAAGCGCTCTCTAGTTCGTTTCTCGATAACTTCTAGCTTGTCATCAGTAGACCCGCTTAGAAGCTTCTTAACGTCATCTTTAATTGCCATTCGTATCTATCCTTCCTACGGTTCAGTCAGAGTCAAAACGTGAGTATCCGTATGTGAACCATCTTCCGTTTTGATTGTTGTCGTGTATTCACCAGCAGGTACAGTTTCAGTCCACGTAATATTACCGCTAGAAGAAACCGCCAAACCAGTTGTTGCTGGCGCAATCGAATATGTCACAGTTTTATTAGTTGCGTTTTGTGGCGCAACAGTGGCTGTTAATTGTCTATTACCGGCAGTCCCCGCAACTGCACTTGAAGTTTTAGGCGATACTGTAACGCCTGTAACGGGGACTGTTACTCCCCCGCCGGTTGGATCTTCCCGAATGCAGCATCCTTAACGATCATGAAGCCGACATCCATTGTTGCACGCATAGCAACCAATTCTTGTTCAAATAGGTTAACATCTGTACCATCTTCGTTTTTAAGAGTAGACAATTGCGCATCTTCTGAAATCTTGAATGAAATGTTAAACGGAATACCATAGAACATTTGGTTAAAGTCCCCAGCGTACAACTCACCTTTGCCTAAAGCTTTCAAGTCAACAACAGGTAAGCCGTCAATAGTGTTGGTCGCACGATCGTAAATGAATTCAACATTGGTACCAACTGTTTGAGCTGCAGAGCGAAGTTCTGTACGATTTTTCCGGTTAGAGATAAATGCGTTCGGCTCAAATTCGTTTTCGCTGAGTGCATCTTCTAATGCCAAGATATTATCGTAAGTAAGAGGTCCGTTGATCACGTTATCAGCCGCAACAACAGATTCTTCTAAAGATTGTGGAAACGGATTGTCTGTATTCAACAATGCAGCAGCATCAAACTTTTTGTAGAAAGCTTCTGCAATCTTAGGTTGCATAACAGTGAAAAAGTCTGACATTTTGTAGTGCAAGTATTCCCGAGAAACTGGAATGATAACGCCTAGTTTTTTAGCGACCATAGTTGCTTGCAACCATTTAGGTTTAGATGTTTTGATCTTTTCACCTTCACCAACCCAGTATGCGCCAGGGCCTTCAGCAAAGTATTCGAATTTCTTTTCTTTGTCCGTCATTTCTTCGTACTTGGCCAGCTGCATGATCTTAGAGTTTTCCATGACTTCATTGACAATAAGCGTGTTGTACTTATCAGGGATCTTGCCTTCTTTTGTTTCGTAAACTGTCACATTATCTGGATTCCAAGTCTGAGCAAAGTATTGCAAATTCATATTCATTAATCGTTTGTTTTTCATTTAGTATTTCCTCCTATTTAATGATTCTGTTTTTAGCAGCCAATTCAGCCACAGTTTGTTTAGTGTTCTTATCAGCAGAAAACTGTCCGCCTTCACCCGGTGTAGATTGACGAGCATTTTCTTTTTTGATTTGAGATGCAAATTTAGTAATAACTGCAACAGCCTTTTTAGTAGCTTCTGCATCTTCTGAAACAATCAATCCGAGTAATTCATCATCTTGTGGTAATCCTGCGCCTGAGAGCATTTTAGAAGCTTCTGACTTCATTTCGTTTAAAGTCTGTCCACGTTTCAGTTCAGCGATTTCGGCTTCTTTTCGCTCCAATTCATGTTGCAGTTTTTCTTCCGCATTCATTTTTGCGAGCTTCTTAGCTTCTTCTTTTTTCGCTTCTGCTTCTTGTTCCCAACTTGCGCGAGCCTTTTTCGTTTCAGCAGCAACAATTTTCGCTAATTCGTCACGAGAAAATGTTTTGCCAGTTTCTTCCTTCTTTGTTTCATCTGTGGTGGTTTCAGTTGTTTCAGTCGACGTCGTTTCTTGAGAACCGCCATCTTGTTCAGCAAAAAATTGAAGTTTCATAGGCATTAATAAACGTTTTTTCATGATTATTCCTCCACGGTTACGCCGCTACCCGATAATTTAACTAGTTACGCCAGTCAGTCGGAACAGCTTTCTCTTTAGTGCCTGTAAGCAGTAAGAAGGCATAATAAAAAGCCGTTAGCGAATGGGCTAAGGCTTTATTTGGTCTAAATTTTTCCGATTTTTAGAGATATTTAAAAAGTTAGGCGGTTATCTCTGGTGTACATGGGCGAGAACGCTAGGATTCGAACCTAGATGCCGCCTGTCACCTACCAAAGCCCCCGATAATAAAAAGCCGTTAGCGAGTAGGCTAGCAACTTAGTTATTGGCGATCAACATAAGGTGCCGTACTACATCTGCAAAAAGGATGCATGTTTGGTGCATTTGTTCCTGGTTCCATTTCATCAACATCAAACACTTTTCCATTAAGCGGTAAGCACAAACGACACGCTGAAGGCTCAGAAATGAATGTGTACTTTGTAATATCAGCATCACGATAACTTCGCTCTTGGATGCCAATCTGCACTCTAGTTGTTTCCGTAACCATCAAACGCTCAGTATTGAATCGAGTGTTCTCTCTGCCTTTCTCAGTAAGGAATCTCGTTAGCTCAGATGCCAACTGTTTAGGGTTGCGTCCCATCGTCACACTGCGAACAAGCAACTTATCCAAATCTGCTTTCAACTCTGCTTGGTACATCCAAAGCCTTTCACTAAACGTTGCAAATCCATCCGCTCGAAACGAGCTGTTTATCACTTGCTCCACTAATTTGGCATAACCACTTTTAGCGATCGTCATTTCTAGGATACCTGCTTGGCGTTGCAACTCTTTCATCCCAGCGCTGGTAAGTTCTCCTGAAAAATACTTATCCATGTCGTTAAACGCGGCTATCAGCTCAAGTCCAATATTTGCTTTCAGTAATTCCAAGCGATTGACACGCATTGTAAGATTGTATAGCTTCAATTCCTTGTTTGCTGTAGGCGAGAAGTCTTTTTCTTTAACATACTTCTTAGCCTTGCGAGCAAATGCTTTTACATCCATTTCGCTAGCACGCTTCATTGCTTCACTACGAGTGATTTTCTGTCCGTTGGAAAAACTATCCCACTGTGCGTCTATCTCTTTCTGTATCGCATCCTGTGCGTATTGTAGGCGCTTCTTGATCTCGTTCATGCGTTTCTTGTCATCTTTAATCTGTTGCTCTTGCCAAGCTTTTTCCCTTTTGATGAAGTAATCTTGTGATTTCACTTAATCACTCCTTACCAAGAAAATCTGACTAACTCAATTTTTGCATCAACCGTATGGTCGTCCTCATAATCTTCAACAGTAAAGCCGCCATCTTGAAACTCTTTTCGAATATCATCTGTAATTACGTCTCTACCATAAAAAACTTCGTTGCGACCTTTTTTCATTTCTTCAGCAATTGCATCTTTGATTTTTTCGCTATCCTTCTTCTGATACTCGTTCATCATCTGTTCTTTGAGATTCATTTTTTAAGCCTCCGTATTGGTTTCTTCGTCACTGTCAAACACGCCTTTATCTGTTGGCGCTTCAGCATTTACACGTTTTAGCTCTGCATTTACATCTGGAACGAATGAAGCAAGTCCGAGGATAGTCTCTTGGCTCAACTCCGCTCCTGCATCAACAAGCGCTTTAAGCTCTTCTAGAATCGCTTTAGGTAGATTAGGTGTAAATGTAATACGCATACCTTTCAGGTCAGAGTTTTCCAATTCTGCGATGCTTGATTTAAGGTTAAATAAAAGACGATAGCGTCGCATCAGGCCTTTCTTGAATAGCCTTTGCTTCACTGCCGTCATCTGTTCGAATCCGAATAGTTTATATTTCATTGCTTCCCCTGATTGCACACCCGAGAAGTTGTCATCTGTTAGATCAGGAACCATCGAAATCTCGTGGATATCTTTCCTCACACGATCTTTATACGCTTCTACGCCATTTACATCATATTGCTTATAAATATAGCCAGCTGTCACAGATGTTTTATTGCCGTTGATATCTGTACCAGATTCAAGGAGCAACATGTTTGCATCCTTTTGCTTGGCTGCATCATCAGCAGTTAAACCAGACGCTTGAATGTCACCGCTTATCACTAGAAGTGCATCGTTTAAGTCTGTCATGTAGTTTGCTGTATCGGATTGCCCCGCATCGTACAAATCCATTAGTGAGAGCGTATCTTCGTATAAGCCCATTCTGAAACGATTTGGCGAGTACTCAGTAATAGGAACTTCTTTCAATTCGTGAGGTTCCTCTTCTGGGTTTTCGAGCGAGATAGAGTGTAGAGACGTTTCTTTGAAATAAATAGTTTTATCTGATGTGTAGATAATCGGCTGAATAAATTGCTTATCAGCGTTTTTTGAGAATCTTGTTTTAGGATATCTCACCGCCAGTATAGGCTCACGCTTAACAGTTGTGTCATAGACAACAAATGTCTCAAACACATTCGCCAAATCCACATAATCGATATCGTCTTTATCCCGGTAACTGATTTCATAAGCTCTGCCATATTTATCCATGTCTAACCAAAGCTCGCCATTCAAACCATCAACATCATTATTCGTGTTAAATTCGTCAATTTGCTTTTGCTGATCGTCACTATCGATTTGAACCTTAATCGGATTGCCTGTGTTGTAACCTACATCAAACGTACATAAAACCTTGCCGAAGTTGTGTGCAGAGCGATGATCCGCTTTTTCCTTTTCCTTACGTCTACGGTTTTTCATGATATTAGTGTTTCTTGCTTTGTAATAATCGTCTAATACTTCAAGTCTTGGGACTTGGTATTGATGGTGATGTTGGATCATTCCTGCTAAAGTGTCTAAATCAGCAAGCAAGTCTTCAGCTGAACTAAACCGATAATGGATATTCGATTCTACTTCAAAGCTGACGTAGTTAACATTCACATCAGCAGACGCTCTGCTATCAACGTCATATTCAAATTCATTTACTTTATCCATTCCTCACACTCCTTAAAACATTCTCTTGATTTTGTTCCGCTTCTCTTTGGTAATGGTTGATTTCTTTTTAGCCCACATATCTTCGTTAAATGCATATCTTGTCGCATCGATCGTATGGTTGTCTTTATCCTCTAACCTTGGCTTTGGATTTCCATCACGATCAGTTTGATAATCTATATTTTCAAACTCTTTAGCGATGTTCGGCGTTCGCAAAGGATCAATACAAATGAAGTCCAAATCATCTAACCATTGCTCGCCATATTCGACGGAATCAGGCCCTTTTTTGACACCTTTAATATTTCTGATGCCATGTTCGTTCACTAACTCAGCGTTACTTTTTGGTTCAGCAGAATCAGAGAATATCTCATCATTTTGGTATCCTTTTTCGTGGAGTTTTTTTGCTAGCTCTCTATTACTAATCTTCACTCCGTAAATTTCATCTATTGCATAGATACCATTTTTCTTTTTGTCATAATGCCATCTTACAAACGCTAGGGGATCAGTCGCATAACCAAAGTCATTCCCGTTTCGAATGTTGTCGAAGTTAGCTACCATCTCATCAGTGATGCTCCCTGGCACTACTTTCAAATTGTCGAACGGTACAACGCCAGATCCAATAGCTTTACCATCATATTCCCACTCAGCTCGTCTAGGGTTCCTTGCTCTGGCTGCTTCGACTTCGCTCAGAAACTCCTTAGAGATAAAGGGGTTATCTTTATATGTTGAGTGATGAATGAATGTGTTCTTAGGCTGAAAGGATGTTTCATATTTTTTGTTTACCCATGATTGCTTCCGCTTCGGCGGGTTATAACTGTAAAAGAATTTATAAAAAAGACCAGCATCCAATTCGCCACGCAATAGGGAGTTGGTGATAGTCGTTACTTCATCTTCATTCTTAAATTCTGCTAGCTCCTCAATCCAACCAATCGCAAAAGGGAATTTGCTGTCCTTCAACGATTTAATCCGTTCTGGATTTTGCGCTCCACGAAATATCATGTAGTTACCACGTGGTTTATAAGTAATCCTCAACGGAGATTTATTAAACTTGAATAGGTGGGAAACACCTTGTTGTTCAATCGCCCATTTCATCTGTTCATACAATGATTGCTCAAGCGTATTATCAACATACCGAATCCCGACTGCATTTACAGCGTAACGCATAAGTAATTGAGTGATTATATGCGCAATATCCGATGATTTACCAGATCCACGACCACCCTTGCAAACGATATTCAATATGTCAGAGTTAAGTGTAGCCCTCCATACGCTATGAAACTTCTCAGGTAGTAAATCAGAAAGCTTTTTAGCCATCGTCTTCACTACCGATATCATCGATAAATGTAGGAACTTCTGTAACCTCAACTTTTTGTTTATCGACAAACGCTGCATTTATTTTGTAGTAATGTTCCAAGGCTTGATTACGTTCCTTAAATCCCGCTGAGTATTCATTTACCTCTCGTTCAATTACTTCATTGGTGACAGGGTCGCGTTTAATAACTTCGAAGCGTTGCGGCTCTCCTTTAGCGATAGAAGCTGTGATCGCCAATGCCTCTTCCATGGATAAGTGTTTGTTTACTTGGATTTCTTTAATCTTTTGTTCAATGTATGATTTAATTGTAGTATTTTGCAGTAATTTGCTCGCATTAGTATTCGCATACTTTTCGCTGTAACCAGCCTTAATCGCTGATTGAGTAGCATTCCCTGTGATGATGTACTCATCAGCAAAAGCTAGTTGTCTTGGGTTTAAACTCATTTTCCATCACCACTTCCATTTAAAAGTTCTTCTTAACTAGCGTTGCGCCTTCACGCTCATACTGCTTAATGAACTCCTCAACGTTTGTTTGAGTTCTAGATACTACTGATATATTGAAATCCGTTACCCAAGGCCCCTCTGGCAACTCGATTTTATGGATGTAAACACTCACATAGTTCCCACTCCATACTGGCTTAATCTCATTGCTAATCAGCTTGCCCTCTTTATCCATAATAGGGTTCTCTGTAAAGTATCTTTCGTTCTCTCCCTCAATTGCCTTCTTATATGCTTCAGCAAATTCGGGTTCTACATCAATCGTTAATAGTGCTTCATAGAATTTCACATTCCATACCTCCTTAATCTCTCCGCAATATGCGGGTCACTCTTCCAACCATGCCCAACATATATCAACCTATGCCGATCGATATACTCGTCACTAAACTGCCCATAGCATTCAAGCAACGTGTGCTTAGGTTTCAACTCCGCTTGTCGGATGTTCTTATGCCTTAGTATTCCTACTGATAGTTGGATGTAATAGTAATGCATATCAGTCACCTGAATCATAAAACGTTATAGGTTTTCTACAAGGAACTGGATTTTCCGTCCATAACGATGGTTTTAACTCTATTTTTGTATTTACACCTTCTGATAAACTTTTGACCCTTGCGGTAAAATCTTCTGCCGTTATGATTTCTTTCTCGTGTAGATATAATAATTCCTTTACGATTAAATGAAATTCGTGCTCATTCATTTCATTGCCTCCTTTAGATGTCATAAGTCACCCCAACTCATAGATTACTTTCAGCTTGTCTGCTGAATACTCAAAGGCCTGTGTGCTCTTATAGTTCATTGTGTAACCATTCTCCGACTCATACTGATCGTTAGGCTTAATTGTTCCAAGTTGCCGGTGAATAACACCTTTAAGGTTTTGAGCTTCCATTGAGTGATAATGCCCTTGGTGAATTTCAAGCCAACTACTCTTGCTCCATACGTCTCGAAACTCGGTAGCGAAAAGCAAAGGATAATCGCCCTTCTTGCCAAAGTGTCCATGAGTGAGCATAATGCCTACATTGTCTAGCTGATATGCGACTCTTGGTAGGTTGTGTTTGTTTACCGTTACTTGTGGATAGAGTGTCTCTAAATACATTAGAAACAAATACTCAAAGTCACTGTGATTACCACTGGCAAATTCAATCCGTACCTCTGAGCTTTTTCTTAATGATTCATCGATCAGCGTAATGAAGAATGTTTTAGCCAACTCAATTGCTTCGACCATATCCACATCTTCGAGTTGGGTACCTTTGATCGTTTGACTTGCCTTCATAGCGTTTGAGTGAAAGATGTCCCCCAACACTTCTATGACGATTGTCTTATAGCCTTTATTTATGATTGATAATGCATCGGATAGATAGGTTTCAAACTTTCGTTCCGACAAAATAGGAAAGTGCAAATCAGCCAACGGTATGACTAGATTGCACTTCCCTTTGATAATTGGTTGAATTGTAATTGGCTTAGTACTTTGCAGCAATTTTGTAGCCAATGCTTGAATGCTCACTTTTGCCCTTGGCTTAACAACTATCTTTGATTGATAAAGCTGTATAAGTCCATCTACTTGGTTGTTCTGTTCCCAGATGTTGTTAGTCGCTTGGACCAGTTCCCAATTTTCGGGATCGTATCCGTGTGCTTGTAATACATAATCAGGATTCTTTGATTGTTCTTCAGTCATACGGACTTTGATTTGATGTGTTTGTGTGCCATCTGATTTGATTTTGGTTTGAGAACTATTAACACGAGGTGGCTTAGCTTCTTTCAACCGTTGACGTTTGCTTTTTACGCTAATCTTGCTAAATTCTCTGCCATACTCGCTAGATAATATACTTGCTATCTCTTTGTTCGTTTTGCCCTCACTGACTAAAGCTTTCAGCCTGTCAATTTCTTGTTCTGTCCAGTTTATGTCTGCCACCTCGCTTTATGCAAAATAAAAAGCCACTCGCAATGAGTGACTAAACTAAAATTATTGAATGATTTTTATTTACCTTCCTTAGCCTTATCCCATTCTTTTTTTAAATATTTTTTCATTTCGTATGAAAAAGTTTGAATGTTTATCTCCAAATCTGTTTTATAAGATTCAATTGCATTAAAATCTTTTTCACGTTCAGTTAAGTTTTTTATTATTTGTTCTTCAAGCTCGTCGGTCTTAAATATTAAATTATTTATTAATTCAATTAGTTTATTATGCTCTTCCGATTCACTAAAATACATCAGTATTTCTTGACCAGTATAATACAATTCACTTGCACACCTGATAAGATCATTCTTTTTGGAATCTGCTCTATTAAAATATGTCAAAACAGTATCCGAATACTGGGGCAAAAAAGCATCGTTTTCCTCTTCAAATTCCATTGCAAATTTCATCATAGGTTCAATTAACTGCGACTCAGAAACCGCTTCGCTTTTTACCTCAAGGTATCGTTGAGTGTAATCCGTGGTAGTAATCACTATTCGAGACAAGTCACTAGATTTACATATTAACTTAGAAGCTAAATCTCTTACACTTTTAATCCATTCAATTCTGGCCTTTGCTTTTATATCTGCATCAATCTGTGTCTTAATCATTTCTTTTTTTAATTTCTGTTGCTCATTATTCATCTCTTTTTGAAACTCTTGTTGTTTTTTGTTTTGATTAATGTTTACCCAGACATTAGCAAAAATACCAAAAATTGTACCGCAAAATGGCACCCACAATTTCCACCATGCCATACAATCACCCCTTTTAATAAATTGTACCAT